TAACCTCGCGAGCCTATCAAGATAAAGGCAACGCGGGTTCAAGGGAGTACAGAAAAGAAGTAACGCAAAAGTTAAAACTATTGCAGCGCAAATCATTTGCTTGTCCCGGCAATTGTGGAAACTGCTTGCCAAAAGGCCGGCACGCTTGCGGATCAAAAGACTTTGCCGGTGTTGCTATTGGTATCGGCATTCACTAAATAAAAACTAAATAAATAATGAAAAAGAAAAAACTAACTACTAAACGCGCTCAAGATATCTTGAAGCGCTTTCAAGAAAAAGAATTGTTTCGCGCTGCTGTAAGAAGTGGTAAATTAGAATTCATCACAATTAATAGTAAATAATAATGAGTACTTATATAGACAATGAATCCATAATACCGCTATTATTAGAAGCCGGGTGGACTATAAAGAATAATACGTGGACTAATTGTCCATTGCCGGCATATAATGAGCTAAAAAAATTAGCTTCAATAGACAATTTATTAAGCGCAATACATAACGATTAAAAAACTAAATAATGAATAAAGAAAAACAGTTACAATTAATTAAAGAATTAGCGCAAGACATTGCGCCATTAGTTAAAAAGATCGAGAGAAGCACAAAAACAACTCAAGATCATTATGGCCGATATGGTTCAATATTAACGCGCATTGCCGGAAGTGATCGCAAGCTTGCAACAGTTTATGGACTAGCATTTAAGGAAGCTGGCGCAAATCCACGCGGGATTGATGCAGCCATAAATACATTTTTCAACTAACCTAAACAGTTTGCGGACCTGTAAAACCGCTTTTTTTTATGAAAAAACATAATCTTGACGACTTAGTCCAGGGTGGAGAGCGCGTGCTTTACGCTGCTATTTGCGTGATCGGATCCCTTATATTTTTAGGCTTGCTTTTAGTAAGTTATCTTGCAAGCCTAATTCCTCTCATATAATAAATATAAATATAAATAAAAATGATAAATAAAGAAATTCTAAATAATGTAAGCGCACATCAGCGCCAATTGGATATTGAAACCGCAAAGTTTGCCGCAAGTGTTGGCCTTACTCTCGATGATTATATTGCTACTATGGAAGAGCTTCACCAGGAGCGATTAAAAGAGGAGCAAGATTTTATGTCCAAAAACATAAATGCAATGGCTAGAGTGTATAGTGAGGATCCGGATGAATATCGCGTACCGGGCATAGCCCGCAAGATCTACGCTAGTAGATACAATAAGCCTTAAAAATGCTGCCCTATATATACACTCTTTCTCCAATTGGATTTTTCGTAATCTACACTCAGCGACCTTTTGGAGATTTTACTTACAGGAATCAGCTATAAGCTTTTAATTATACTAAAGTATACAAAACGCGTCAAGTCCTAAATTAAGGAGTTGACTTAACTACATAATAATCAAAGAAATAAAAATATGGTACTAAAACAATCAGAAATCGATAACGCAACCGATCTTGGCATAGTATGGCCAGATAATGATCATTATAAGTCATTTAGGGAGCGCAAACTAAAGCTAGCCCGGCAGCGCAATAATGGCAATGTTGGCGAAGTCTATCTTTATTCACGAAATGGTAGGGGCACAGAATGCTTCTTCGCACCGGACATTAACGCAAAATGGATCGAGGACTTCTCATAATGAAAAATAATACAACATTTTATATGTACCCGGATGGGTACGCGGACAAGCTGCCGATCAGCGAATTTGTATGGGTTCGAGCTAATAATGGCGACATTACTAACAAGCGCGTTGACGAATTAGTAAAGGGCGATTTTTACGCTGAGAGGGTGCCATCTCCATTACCGCCAAGAGGCGCGGATGAGATCCTGGAGTTTATGGCCAAGTGGTGCTTGGGCATAAGGTACGTTCGTGACCCGGAGTTCCCTGGATCAGAACCAATTAAGATTGAAGTAATTGATAAGAATAATCTTGAGATATGTTCTTATCCTTATGTTAATACTAGGACTTGCATACGTGATGCAATCGAACCAATTATGGATAACGAAGAATTATGAAATAAAATAAATAAAAACATTTGACAAGTACAAGTTAATCCTAAGTGATGCTTGTACTTTTTTATGTCACACTTCTATACCCCAGGCAAAGCACCCAAATTTTTAACTGACATAAAGACTCCGCCGCAAGCGGTAAAGCACGGCAAAGCGTGGCCAAGCGTCACAACTGTTCTTGGTATTACTAAGGACGAATTTATGGATAACAGGTGGTTCCCGCAAAAACTAGTTGAGCTAGCCAGGGAGCACGAATTACCTTGGTACGTACTGAAAGATATGACCTACGGCTTCCGGGAGCATCCCTTTACCGGTGATATGATTCCTAGTTCTGAGTTCGGTACAGCAGTACATAAGCGCATTGAGGAATGGCTAGAGGATGGATATATTACTGCTAGTCCATTTGATGATTACGCAAAGCCATTCGTGGATTGGGTAGAAGAAAATGAAATAGAAGTAATAGCTTGTGAGCACTTAGTAAGTGACGCAAGATTCAAGACGGCCGGTAGCATTGACTTCATTGGCCGCGACCAAGAGGGCGTAGTATTTATGGCGGATTACAAGTGCAGGAGCTGTTCTGGCAAGGGCAAGTTCTACGGCAAGGACTGCAAGCAGCTAGCTATTGAAAGCGTTATGCTAGCAAAGCAAATGAAGTTGGATTATAATCCTTACATTATATCAGTCTGCATATGCGCAAATACAGCAAATCATTTTCATAAAAGATGGACACCAGAAGAATTCAATTATTATTTAGAGGGTGCTAAGTTAGCATCCAAAATGTATTGGCACGAAAGAATGACTAGACCAAAAAAACCAAAGAAATGAAAACTTCAGAGGATTATCTTGATGACTGCGACCCAGAAGCCATACGATTTGATGACCTGGATGAGGCCATAGTTGGCACTGACCACAGAGGATGCCTTGTTTATGATTACGACAGTCTAATAGAATTGTTTGTTGAGGAAGGTATGCAAACAGAGGACGCTGTTGAATGGATTAGTTACAATGTTATAGGCACTATGGGCGGAGAAGGTTTTACTATAATGTACAAATGAATAAATACGTAATAAAAGTTGAACGCTTGGACTTCGCGCCCGGCAACGTGCAGACTTACTGCAAGTGGGCTAATGATCACAAGCAAGCCCTGGATTATATATTCAAGAAAAGAAATAAGAGCGGTCTAGCTATGTACAAGCGAGGCGGTACAGGCAGAATAATATCAGTACAAAGATTGACTAATGTATAATACTTCATCTGAATCAATAAGTAACTTTATCAAGTGGGCGCAGGAGCGCATATCTCGTGAGGTCGAGGAAAATGAAAAGATTGAAGAAGAAAGTGGCGAAGCTAATTACTTGCCGGACTCAGTCTTTGCTAGGTTTTATACGAAGCAAGATAAGATTAATGCTATTAACGGAGTAAATTATTACAGGGATCAAGGTATGAGGATGCCAGCAGCTTGTAAGAAGTACGGAATATGTACCTCAAGTTATGGCAAATGGAGAAGGGAACTCAAATTACCAGTTTACAAACGCAAATGACTTCATTTATAAAACCGCCAAAAGAAACCAAGTGGAATGTTTTAAGTCTAGGTGCAGGTGTGCAATCATCTGTGCTAGCTCTTATGGCTGCTAAAGGAGAGATTGAACCAATGCCAGACTTTGCAGTATTTGCGGACACGCAAGCTGAACCAGAAGAAGTCTATGATTGGTTAGAGTATCTCAAAACTAAACTTCCGTTTCCTATATATGTAGTTACTTACGGAAATTTGACTAAAGATTCTTTAAAACTTATCACGAAAAAAAGAGATACTGGTAAGGGGGTCAAGGTAGGACAAAAATATGTTAGGCGTTTGATTCCCTTGTTTGGTATTATGCCAGATGGCAGAAAGACAGCAGCTATAGGCAGAAAATGCACCTCAGATTACAAGATAAGACCTATACACAAAAAGATTAAGGAGATTTGTAACATTAAAAGAGGTCAAAAGGAAACGACAGTAACTCAATGGATTGGTATATCTTGGGATGAATTACAAAGGATGAAGGACTCCAGAGATCCCTGGGCACAACATAGATGGCCTTTAATAGAAAGAAGAATGACTCGCGCTCAATGCCTTCAATGGATGCAATCCAATGGTTACCCAGAACCGCCTCGGTCTGCTTGTTTTTATTGCCCATTTCATTCTGATGAAGAGTGGAGAAGACTTAGAGACAAAGACCCTAAGAACTTTGCAAAAGCTATTGATTTTGATAAACAGATAAGAAAAAAATATAAGACAGCAGATGAAGATTTGCGGATGGAAGTATATTTGCATAACTCTTGTAAGCCATTATCTGATGTGGACTTTGATTCTGATGAAGATAAAGGACAACAAGTATGGGATTTTAAAGCTGAGTGCGAGGGAATGTGTGGATTATGACTTACTTGCCTCAAAACAAAATTAAGGAGTTCCGTGAAGCCAACAAACCTATTAGTTGCCCAATACTTGACGTAAAGACGGATGATTGGGTCGTGGATCACGATCATCAAACCGGTATGGTACGTGGCGTTATATCAAGGCAGGCCAATAGTCTCCTAGGCAAAGTGGAGAACTTTTTCTTTGGTATGTGCAAAGGTAAAAAAGAAGAATTACCTAATACTTTAGAAGCTATGGCAGCTTACTTGGAGCAAGAAACTTTGGATGTACTTCACCCAGTGGGACTTGTACAACTTTCAAAAAAGTTCACTTCATCGTTGACAGCTAAGGAACAAGAGTTATTTCTTGAAGGTATGGGAGCAAGTACTGAACTAATTCAGGATTGTTCCAATGCCAAAGAACGGCAAAAGTTATATAAACAATTAACAAAAGAAAAACATAATGGAATTAGTAATAGCTAAATGGAAGAAGCCATATAATGGCGCGGAGTACACAATGCACTTTGCGGAGGATGCAAATTGGTTCACAATTATTTGTGAAATAGACGAAGTTGGTGATCCAAAATGTTGTGAGATCAGATTGATTGATACCTGGGGTCACTCAAATATTGATGTTACTTCTTATGATGATTACATTGATCGTTTAAAATTTTACTTCAATAATTTGGGTACAGAAGTTACCCTTAAAGATAATAATCAAACAAAGGAAAAATATGAGCAACTCGCTTAGACAAAAACTCTGTAATATACAGACGGAGCTAAAAGCCCCCAAGGGGCAGACTAATAAGTTCGGGGGGTACAAGTACCGCTCCTGTGAGGATATCCTTACTGCTGTAAAACCATTATTGGATACACATAAGTGCGCCCTTATTATTGAGGATTCAATGCAAGAGGTTGGCACCAGGGTCTACGTAAAGGCAACGGCCACATTAGCGGATTGTGGATCCGAGGGCATCATATCAACCTCAGCCTTCGCTAGGGAGTCCGAGGTCAAGAAAGGTATGGACGATGCTCAGATCACTGGCTCAGCTAGTTCCTATGCACGCAAGTACGCACTGAATGGTCTTTTCTGTATTGATGATACAAAGGACGCGGATGCTACCAATACGCACGGCAAGGCTGCTCCAAGAACAGCCAAGGCTAAAACAGTTACTTCTAACGAATTAGAAGATATTTTATGAGTAAAAATAAATATAAAGAGACGTTAGAATTCATAGCTGAAAACCGTCTAGGTTTTCATTACATTTATCGTGATACGACCTTTGGTGTGTATGGAGATAGTCCAACGCATATAATTATTACTCAAACGCAAGGTCGCGATATTGAAGAAATTGCTAAGTACGATTACAGCGATGATGAGAATGGTATTGTTGACGCTATCAAGGATTTTAAAAAAGAAAACGTAAAAGAATACACATTAAATGCTAGTTAAATAATTATTTTATATTTATATTTATGACACAATACGATAATACAAACCGGGGTGCTATCTTCCCAAATGATAGTGCCGATCACCCAAACGCTCCTATTATGAAGGGGCCAATAAACGTAGCTGGCGTGGAATACCAAATAGCTGCTTGGAAAAACGAGAGCAAGGATGGCAAGAAATACTTGTCCTTGAAGGTTGAACCACAACTAAGTAAAGCATCAGCTACTACAGCCAAAGTGCCAGAAGCTGAGGAGGATCTCCCCTTCTAATGGAAGAGGATTTTCCTATTGACGAAGAAAACTACCCACCGGAGTCCTGTCGTTTTGACAAGCTCTGGTGGGAAGATTTCCGCACCATAGAGGTTCACTCCATCCTAGAGATGACTGCTCAGAAGAATAATGATTACACTGGCGGTGAGACTTGCGATAATCCATTCGCAAATTTTGACGCTTCTACTGAGTTCGGTGTGCATCCACTTACTGGTATCTGTGTACGAATGCAGGATAAGTTCCAAAGAGCTAAAGCATTTTGCGCTGATGGTACGCTATCAGTTAATACTGATGGTGACCAATCCAAGGATATTTTTAGGGATCTAATTGGTTACTCCTTGATAGCCATAGGGATGATTGAACGCGAGGAATACCACAAATCGCTCGAATTGGACTAAGGTGATAGTATAAAAAGCTATGACTTCTAAAACAATCCAAACAGTATCGGAAGGGCTTGATCTAGCCCTTTATCTCCAAAACGAAATCGAAAAAGAGCAGGACTCCAAGCGTATTTACAAGCAAGTAAAATACCTTGGACAATGCCTTGTATCAATGAAAGAACATTTGAATGCTGGAAGAAACAACGAATTACCCGAAGAATGTCAGTGCGGAAGAGAAAGTATTAGCTTGCTGCACACTGGATGACAGTAATGACTTCTATGACCAATACGCTAATGTATTACGGCCAGAAGATTTTTATACCCTTCAGCACCAACTATTATTTACTGCCTTATCTGACTTAGCTCAGTCCGGTAGGATACCAACTATCCCAAATATTACTGAAACCTTGAAGCAGAAATCCTGCTACGAGGATGTAGGTTCAGATACGCTATTCCGTATTTTTGGTACCGTCACGACTGAATTAGAGGGTCGTGACAGTATCGGGATCGTAAAAAGTAAGTCCAAGTCCAGGCAACTAATAAGGATGCTTCGTAGCAATACTGAGGACCTTATTACTGAAGCAAAATCCGCTGAGGACGTTACGCCCAAACTTGAGACGGACATAGCTAATTTATCCCTTTCAGTGCACAAGGAAATGGGCATAGAAGGCTCTGTAATAGCCCTTAAAGAGGAGTTAGAGCTACAGCATAACAATCAGTACGTAGAGGACGCTGTAAGGACGCACACAGGCGATTTGGACAGCCAATTTGGGCTAGGTGGTATAGGTGCAGGAGAGGTTCTAGTACTCAGTGCTCCTACGTCCTGTGGCAAGAGTCAACTCGCACTGAACATAGCTGTTAAGTCCGCGATTAAGGATAAGTACCCGGTTGGCATAGTAAGCTTGGAGATGCCTCAGAAACAGGTCGTGAAGAGGATTATCAGTATAAAGTCCCAATCCAATCTAAGGGAAGTAAAGGATCATAACATTACCGAAGAAAGGATGCAGAAGGTTCGGGATGGCTGTGACCAAATACAGAAGCTCCCAATATATACTGTTCATAGCGTAAGGGATGTATTTGATATTTGTTCCTATGCTAGGACGATGGTACGCAGGTACGGAGTAAAGTTACTTGTGATTGATTATTTGCAACTCATACCATTTGGTCAGAATAAGAACCAATCCAAGAATGATGCTATAGCTAATATATCGCACACAATCAAGCAGCTAGCCCTGGAGCTTGATATAGCCATTATGTTACTGTCCCAGGTTAATAGGGAGGGAGCAAAACGCGAGGGCGGTTTAGCTATATATGATTTGAAGGACTCCGGTGATATTGAGAATGATGCTGATATCATTCTTCTTATGTGGCCAGCACAAGGTGATATTGAACAATCAAAACTACTTGACGGCAATGGTTTTTATATCAATATGAAGTACTGCATCGCGAAGAACCGGGAGGGTGAGCGCGATCTAAAAGGTAATTTTAAATTCTATAGTTCCAAAGGAATCTTTGTATGAATTTGGTACAGGTAGTCCAACTATTAAGATGTTGGTGGGTTCTTCATTAACCCTTTCAACCACCTGTACCTCTTACCTTTATGAAAGATATTGAACGCAAAATAATACAAGCCCTCAGTAGGCATTACCCCACGCTTGGCGATTTTGCTGAGACGCACGAGATGAGTCCTTATGACTTCGAATGCGATTATTATATTATTGAAATAAAATCCAGAAACAAGCGGTATGATCCCTGGATCATTGAACGCATAAAGCTTGATGCCAATACCGGCATAGCTGAGAGTTTAAAAAAAGATTTTTTGTACTTGACGGAGTACGAAGGTAACGCTTATATTTGGAACATAAGTAAACTTATTCGCAATGATTACAATTTTAACTGGGAACAAAGACAAATGCCTTGGCAGACGGAGTTCGATAGGAATCAGAAAGTCCAGAAGCAAGTAGGTTATTTGTACGAGAAAAAATGCAAAGAGATAAAATTATGGAACTGACTGAGGACGATATTACAACTATACTTACACGCATTGATTTACTCCGCAAGGACTCCGCAATGCTATCACATAGGATTGATCAAGATATGATGAGACGTAAATCCGTCCAGGAGGAGAAGAAACGTCTTAAAGGCCTATTGGCTCAGCACGCAGAACTTTCCGCGAAAGCGGGTAATTAGGGTAGCCCTCATCGCTTTTTTGTGTTTTTTAGCGGTGAGGGCTTTTTAGTACCCCCTGTTGATACCACGAGGTAAAAACTCCTCTACTAATGCTGAACCGGGTACTCTTTTGCCACCCATAGCTTCGCGTGCTTCTTGGCGCTCCTCTGAGAATGGATTAATTAAACGCAAAGTCATCCTTGCAGCATCTGATATCGGTCTACCTTGTTCACGCGATGCTTGCATTTCTGCTTCATCCCCACCTTCACCTACTAAAGGTAAGCCTTTTTCTGAAACATTTGAGAAGAAGTTAGTAATTAAGTATTTACCCAAATAAGTACGCTTAGCAGCAATCTGACCCATTGCTTGAGTATTTGGATTAGCTAATAGACTTTTGAATAATTTAGGATCCTGAAAAGCATCAACTAATATTCTATCCATTTGAGATGTTCTTAAATTAGTTAAAAGTTCAACTACAGTTCTTTTACCAAACGCTGCTGCCGCTAATTTACCTGGACCTGCTATAACAGTAGCTGCGGCACCACCTAACCCAGTTCCTAAAATTTGATCTATCATTTTAGGTTTTTGTGCTAAATCTACAGTGCTTGAGACAGTTCTTGACTTGTAAATATTGTATTTATTTACTTCATCAACATAAGTACGAATCCTAGCCATCTCTTGAGGGCTAAGTATTTCACTAAATGCAGCATTTATTTCCTTGTTGCCAAATATTTGACTAAGTTTTGATAAGCCATTGTCTTTTGGGTTTCTACTTAAATTAACAATGTAATCATATACTGAATCCTTAAAACCTTGCTCAACATCTGCTTTGCTGATACCGTTCTTCTTGTAATAAGATATTGGTGTCCTGCGTATTAGTTCTTTTATTTGTTTGATGTTTCCAACAGGATCACCTGAACTAAATATTCTCTGCATACGATTTGTTACATCCCCATTAAGGAAAAGACCTAATGCTTTTTCTCCCTTAGTAGCAAAAAGACTAGCGTACTGATCTTTTTTGTTTAAGAAATTAGTCCGGAGTGCATCGCTTACTTCTTTGGCGCTTTCGAGTTGTGCGCGAACCGGATGCAATAATGGATCATTTAGGACCAAACGATGCTTCTCTAAAAACATTTTAGCTTTGATTGGACTAATACTGCCATCTTCAGCTTTTACACTTTTTACAAATAAATTGCGCAAGTAATCCTCAGCGCCCTCTACTATAACTTTCTCTTCAGCCGTTATTGGTCCGGGTCTTGACAAGCCAGTAGCCCTTCTTAATTGTTCAAAGCCTACCAAACCCTTTTGTCCGCCTTTACCTATGGACTGATCCAAAATAAAACGTGGATCAATAACTGACTCACCTTGACGAGTTCTTCCAAGTATTCTTTTTGTAAGGTCACCGCTAAATTGATTTTTTGATAATGCAGATATTTTTTTGGCTCTAGCTAATTGGACACCAGATCCGCTTATCTTCTGTAAGTCCTCCCAAATAGCATCACGTAATTGATCAGCCATCCGAGCCTTATCAAAGTTTTGATTATCACCAAACCTACGCGCTTTAGCAGCCGTTTCACCTAACTCACTGTACAAAGAATATAGGTCATTTACTGTATCTAGTTTACCTTCAGCATTAAGAAATTCTTGAGCTTCGTTAGGTATATTTTTTATTTTAGCAGCACCAGTTAATTCTTTTAATTCCTCAAAAGCCTTTCTTGCATTTGGGTACTTAAATGCGGAGCCAGATAAATCAACAGCTGCCCACGCTTCATCCTCCAAGCGTTTTACTTGTAAAAAAGTTTCATTAACAGCATCACGAATAGCAACGCTAATCATCTCAGGGGTTGCTTCATTACCTAATTCGCTTAAACGATTAAATGATGTAGTAATGTTTAGATCACTAGCTGCCTTAATCGCTAGTTGTAATCTTTTTTCCTCGTGCCGAACTAAGTCCGCAGCTGTCTTTACGTTAGCTCTTTCTCCAAAAATATCAGCAAGCCTATTTAAGTATCTTTGGTTTCTTGAATTTAACTGTACATCATTTGATAATTTAGCTAATGCTACTTCAAAAAAAGTAAAGCCTTCATCACCGGTAATAATTTCTAAAGGTGCTTCTGATCCTGCCAGATTATCCATCCTTCGCGCAATTTCCTCTGGATCTTTATTAGAAATTAATTGAATTATTTCTGATCCTTTTTGATAGTTCTTATTTTTGTATTCTTTGACGTACTGGCCAGCTTCTGGGCGAAATACTGTCCGTCTCATCTTATTGTAAAAAGTTGGTGAAGCAACAGCAGTAAACCCACCGCCTATGGCTTGGGCTGTTTCGCCAAATCCCCTGTACTCAAGCTCAGTTTCAGTAGCAGCACCTGCTAATTCTGATCCAGCAACAAGTCCTGGTCTTTTTCGTACCTCACGTAAGAAAGGTTTAGCTATAAGTTTGAAGCCCGGTATCCTTTGACCAAGCAAGGAAAAAACACCAAACTTTGTTAGTCCATCACCGTACTCAACTAAAGTTTCGTTAGCTATCTCAGCGCGAGTTTTTGGATCCTCTATCTTTAGGGCATCTTCCATCTCCTGACGGAAATTATTAATAAGGTCACCTGGACCTCCTCTTGAATCAACTCTATCTTGCAGTTCACGACTTAGTTCTCCGGAGCCAAAAGTATCACTTACAAATTGTAGTACATCAACGCCTACGTTTGCAGCTCCTCCTGTCATTTCAAGTGCTGGGTCAACTACGCCACGATACAGTAAAGCGGCTGGATTCAACGCATCCATCTGTCCTCGCTCCGCTTGTGCTTCTTGCATCATTCGCTCAGCTACAGGGGTAGATTGAGGTTGAGCTTTGGCTATAGCAGAATCGTATTCTTCCTGAGAAATTTTAGTAGCCATACTCAATCAACTTGATAATTTTCTCCTTCAAAAGTAAAAACAGTAGCTCCTCTTTTCTTAGCAGCTTCTTCGGCTTCATCTACATTATCATATAAAACTGATCTAGTGCTAAGGTAGTCTTGTATTCTTTGATTGACCACAAACGGATCAGTTATACCCTCAAGTCTAGCATCTTGTATTATTTTCAATGATCCTCGATGATTCTTTTGTGCGCGTAAGATAGCTTTAAGTATTTTTTTGTTACCCTCAACAGTATTTGGTAAACCAGCTGACCAACTTCTAAATAAGTTCATTTCAGCGTTAGAAATCGCCCCTTTTGTTTTTTCAACAAAATCCATCATTAATGGCTCAACTTGATTTCTAAATAATTCTTGGTTAGAAACATCAAATTCACCTACGCCCAGAAGATTCAAAAACTTTTTACCTTCAAGTTTAAAAGTTTCTCCAAATCCTGTTTCTGTACCTTGGTCCAAAAGCTCTAAACCAGCACGAGCCTTTTTAGCTGATTCATTGATTGATTTAGTCATAGTAATAACAGGAAGAATGCTTGATTCTCGCATTGCATCAGCCTCTGGATCATCAATAGGATCTCCAGGAAGGTTTACTGTAGTACCTCCAGACCCAAAGGATTGAGCAATTGCTTGATCCTTTGGTACATTTTGACTAATCAAGAAATCAAAATTTCTCATTGCAGCAGTTGGATCAGAACCTTGCATAGCACTTAGCATAGCTAGGTTAATTTCTTGTTCTCTATCCGCTGCTAACTGCTGTTGCTCTCGTTGGAACTGAAAGGCCTTACCTACAGCAGGATCCTTTACTATAGCCTTAGCTAGGTTAGGATCATCTATACCAAGAAGGCTCTGGATAGCATTAATACTTATTTGCTCATT